ATCATTTTGCAGTAAAGGGCATAATAGGTGGTGTTACTAAAGTAGAAGAATATACAATTGGTGTATATGCGGCAGACGGAGAAGAAACTGATTTAGATGCATCATCAGAATTTTATTGGGACGGTGCTAGTTACGACCAAGTTGTAAACTTTACATCTACCAAAGAGTAATATTACATCCTTTAAAATCTATTAAATAGAGATATGGATAATATCTTTATAGATCTTACATCTAAAAATAATCAGTATATTTGTGTAGAAGAGCAGGGCTCCTGGCTATTTCATAGATTTGGTAAAAGAAAAATAGAAGATCAAGAATTAGATTTTAATTTTTTGAAAAAATATTTAAAAACACAATCCCCAAAACAAATTACCCTTTATAGTATTTTAGGTGATCCTATGGAATATTCTAGGATTCTTGATTTACTTCATTTTTGTAGAAAATCAGACATTGTTGTGAATATAAACACAAACGGATTCAGTAAAAAAATAGAGAAAACACTGGCACATAAAATAGAATTTTGTTTTAAAATATACGGTTATAAAGATACATTAGATATCATTATTCCTAATGTAGATGACACTTTATATAAGAATTTAAATTTAAAATTTAATGTAAAGCCTAGAATACAGTATATGCTCTATGAGCATAACTTATGCGATGTAAAAAATGTTATAGATATATGTGAAAAGAATAATTATACATTAGAAATACATCCAGGTGTATGTGTATATAATAATTTAAATCACATAATAGACAAAGAAGGAAACTGGTTGTATGATATTAAAGGTATAGAAAAATATAATTTAGACTGTTTTTACAAACTCTATACAGAATTTGAAGAACTAAAGCAAATATTTAATTCTTACGAAAAGATAGATTATAATCTTATAAAATCTAATGAAGGCTGGCATTTACTAAAAAATTATGTAAAAGACATAGGTATAAGTATCTTAGATGCATCATTACCTAATATAAGTCACACTAAAAAATATAATAAAAATAAATGTATTTCTTATAAAGGACATATTTTTGATAATATAGAATCCTTTACCGCAGTAACTAATGCGTACATACCTGACTGGACACTTCAAAAATTTAACGCAAGAGATGAATACCAAAAAGATATTTTAGAAATTTTATGTGAATTTTCTAATAGCAATAAACAGACTATAGAGTCTTTGTTATAGAAATATCAGATATATTGTTACAGAAATCAAAAGGGCAAACAGTTTTGGTTTCAGGTAATTCCCAAGTATTATTAGATATATTGCCAAAGTTTTTTGCACCGCACCAACTACTATAAATTTCTCCACTTGCATCTATGTTTAAACTTTCAAACCCTAGATGGCATCTAAGTCCTCTAAATGCATTAAGACCTTTATCTATTATTTGATGTCCTTGTACATATTTCGCAGTACCGTCGTCATACAAAAACTCTGTCATAAATGCATTTGGATCAGGAGCAGGAAAATCATCTTCTACATCGGATTCTCGTCTAGTTTCTTGTTGTTTGATTCCTGGTCTTTCTAGGATATCTTTTTCCTGATCAGTGTATTCCCAATATGTTTGTTGCTTACTATGACGCCCTAAGAGCTTCTTATACATAGTCTTAACACATATACTGACATGATTATAATCATTATGTTCACATTCTATAAATAAATTTCTTAACTCTTCTACAAAGTTACCTAGTTCTTCTACTTGGCCGCCTACCCCTGCAATATTTATATCTATAAAAACATCTTCTTTTATTTCGTTTATTACGTCTATAAAATGCTGTTTATCCTGTGATAAAGGATGGTATGTTAGGACTACCGAATCCATATAATCTTTAGCCTTAGACCACCATTTAACTGTTCTACTGGCATTTGTATACACCGTACTTGTTGTATTGTATTCACTTATCGTTCTTATAATATCCTCAAATCCAGGTATAACAGTAACTTCTCCACCTATAAGTTCATAATCTATACGTTTACCTAAACTATTAAAATATATTGAAAATTTATTAATAGCATCTATGTACTGATCTTTACTTAACCATGGTTTACTGCCGTCGTGTAATTGTGGGGGACAATATTCACATTCGTAATTACAAGAATTACCCATGTTCCATTGTATTCTGATAAAATTATTATCGTTTCTGGCGTGGGGGCCACGTACAGAAACTAGGTTAGGCATTTTAAGGAGTGAATACTGAGGTAGCACCAAATGATACAGAGTGTCCACAACTAGTTGTACTTCCTACTCTTGCTACGCCTCTGCCTTCTACAAAAACTGTAAAACTACCATTGACTATAAAAGAATTTGTATGAGGAGGTTCTCCGTGAGGTGAGACAGAATCTCCTATTAGTGATACTGGTGCTCCTTCGCAAAAGACGGTGACGGCACATGGTGCCATAATCATACCAGGACCTACTAAACTGAAACGTTTTGCCAATTGTGCCATAATAGTATTTATCTAATTAACTATCGTCTTCTGGCGTTTCTTCTGTTTCTCCTTCTACAATCTTTAAGTAATCTTCTGCACATTCTTTTATTGATTCGCTTATAGATAAGATTTTATTAGTACTTAAATCTATTTGCTCTGTTACAGAGGAAAATGTGAATGGTACAACTGCTATAGAGTTGTCTTGGTTGTCACCTGAATTGGTTAAAACAACCATTTTAGGATGTGTTATTACAATTAATTTATTGTCGTCATCAGTACCTATAAATTTACCTATAAGTTCCAATCCTGTTAATGTTTTAATTGTAACTACTTTATTAAGGAATTCTTTCAATTTTATTATCATAAACTAAAGCCTTTAAATGTGTCTCCATCTACGTCTTGTTTTGTACCGCCTATAACGTAAGATGATATTTCTGTCTCTTGTGGTGCAACCTGTACTGAACTACCTGTAATCCATTGTTGAGTCCACGGTAATGGGTTTGTACCACTATTATATATCTTTTCTAACCCAACGGCATGCATTCGTTTGGCCGCAATAAACTCAACATATTGTTTTAATAGTTCAGCATTTAGACCAATAATACTTCCGTCTTTAAATAAATATTCTGCCCATGTTTTTTCTTGCTCTACCGCATCTATAAACATCTGCTTACATTCTTCTGCTGTTTCTTTTTTAATCTTAGCAAAGTCATTATCCTCTAGTGGTAAGAGTTTTAGCATTTGTTGTGTACTAGCCAAGTGAACGTTCTCGTCTCTGGCAATAAGTTTAATAATTTTTGCATTTCCTTCCATTCTTTTAAGTTCAGCAAATGCCCAACTACAAGCAAAGGATACATAAAAACGTACGCCTTCTAATATGTTTACACTCATCAAACATTTCCATATACGTTTCTTATGTTCATATAAGTCATATTTCTTACTACCTATATCTCTGAGTAGATTATATTCTATAAGTTTATCATAGTTTTCTGTGATACTATCTGCACAATCACATATTTCTTTGACATCTAACATCTCATCAAATACTTTACTAGGATTTGCATATACATTTCTAATAATATGTGTGTAACTTCTACTATGTATAGTTTCACTAAATGCCCAAGTCTCTATCCAGGTTTCTAATTCTGGTAGACTCACTACAGGCAGAAAAGCAATATTGGGAGAGCGACCCTGTACACTATCCAATAGTATTTGTCTCTTTAAGTTGGAGGTAAAGATATGTTGTTCGTGTTCTGATAAATTTTTAAAGTCTGTTGCATCTTTTAATATGTCAACTTCTTCTGGACGCCAAAAGAAACCTAACTGTTTGTCTGTTAGTTTATCAAACTGTTTGTATTTAAGAGTATCATATCGTTGTACTACAGGACCTCCTGTTGGGTCTAAGAACATTTTTACTTTAGTATGGTCTACTCTATTTTTTGTATTTAAAACTGTCATTATATTTTACAACTCTCGCAATCTTCATCATCTATTTCTGTTATTGCTAATTGTTCTTGGTTATCCTCTTTATGTACATCTATTTCACCCTGTCCGTCATAAGTGTTATTATAGTATAATTGTTTGCCGCCATATTTATAGAACATTAAGATGTCTTGTATAAGTACACTCATTGGAACTTTTTCATCTTCGTAATGTTCTGGATTGTAAGATGTATTTACCGAAATTCCCTGATCTATGTATTTTTGTAGGACCGCCATTATCTTTAAATACCCTTGTGGTGACTTTTGGTCCCATAGTAAGTCATATTTATTTTTATAATAAGGATAACCCGGTACCACTTGTTTTAACACACCATGTTTACTTTGCTTGATGCTAACATAACTACGTGGTGGCTCAATACCGTTTGTGCTGTTACTAATTTGTGCTGATGTTTCAGCAGGCATAAGTGCCATTAGTGTTGAGTTACGAATGCCTGTTTCTTTAAGTTGCTTACGCAAACCTTTCCAGTCTTGTCTTTCTTTATGCTTGACTAATTCGTCAACGTCTTGTTTGTATGTTTGGTTAGGTGTAATCCCTAAACTATATTTTGTTTCTTCGTTTCCTGATATTTTACCCTTTTCTAAGGCTAAATCTGCACTTGCTTTAATTAAACTATAACTCCATGCTTCTGCCCATTCGTCAACTAATTCTAAATTAGGATCTTGATAGTTAGTGTCATGTTTTACTAACCAATATGCAAAATTAATAATACCTATTCCTAAAGGACGTCTTTTCATTGTACTAAGTTCTGCCGCTAGTACAGGATATTCTTGATAGTCTAGTAGTTCATCTAATCCTCTT